AGCAATCAAAGCAATAACACGGAAACGAACTACAGCAGAATCTGCACCCAAGATTTTAACTTGGATAGCGTCTGTAGCAATTACTGTGTTGATACCTGCTGCTGTAGGGTGAAAATTGTAGATAGCGTCAGCGTTGCCATCGACACCATCACAGAAGGCATCAATGTCGGTGCTGACACCAACGTCAAAAGTCACACTAGAACCACCAGCTTCAAGGACATCAAGGCAACCACCAAGAACAATCGAGTTGTCCGGTAGGTCAATCACTTTAATGACATCGTTAGCTGTAAGGTTTGCGTCGGCAGCATCAAAAATCTTTGACTGCACAACGTAAGGACGAATCGCATGAGCGGGATGTCCTACAGTTCCCCCACCTGTTATGGTGAAATCAATAGTAGCCATTTGCTAATCTCCCTTATGCGAAGTCAATGACGCCACGGACAACAGCTTCTTGACGCAGTACTTTGCGACCAAAAACGTGAAGTCCACGAATGACATCAGAGAATGACTCAGTTGAACGAACCACTTCGGTTTTAGCGATGTGGGATGCAGTCGCTACAGCAGACATGTGACCAGCAAGAACTACGTTCTCAGAGCCGTCTACTGCAAGAGTTGCGGAGCCGTCAGTCAGAGTTACTTGGTCAGTTCCACCTGTGCTGTTTAGTGCAGTAGACTTGTAACAACGGAAACCAGCGAAGGAACCGTTGATGGCAAGGCCATTACGCAGCGGAGATGAAGCATCGCCAGTCACTTGGACTTCAGCAATTTTGTTGCCAGCTTGGAACATCTTCTCGTAGAAGATTGGAGGTGCTACAAACCAGCGGTTTTCTTCAGGCACAGACTGGTCGTCAAGTAGACGAGCCATAGCCAACATCAAATTGATGCCGTTGTCATCTGTTTCAACGTTGATAGGAGCATTGGCTGTTCCTAGTGTGCCTGCTGCTACGGTATTTGTTAGAGTCGTACCAGAAACGGCAGACGCTGCAATACCAGCGGCATCAGAGATGTGCTGTAGAACAGCAGCATCGTACTTGCGCTTCAGAGCAAACGCACCAGAAGAGGTGGCAAGTGCTTCGAAGTTGATGTGTGAGTGACGCTCTTCGATGTCGTCAATTTTAAACGCGAAAGCGTTTGCATTGTCAACGACCATAGAAATTTGGTCATCAGCCAAGTCTTGTGGGTTTACCACAGAGCCTCGCTGATAAGAAGAGACAGTTACAGTCGGCTCCTTAATGATTTTGACTGTATCGCCAAAGTTTTCAATTTCGCCAGCGTAATCGGTATTTGTAATATCTTCAATAACCGAAGCACGACGGAAAAACTTGAGAACCTTTTGGCTGAAAATTTCCGGTGCAAAGTTACCGGAAGGCAGGTTACCATAACCTGCAGCAGTATCGAACGCCATGAGTTCAATCCTTCCACTTTTTGAGGTTTAGTTAGTTGTTTAAATCTATTCGACCTTCAGAACGGGCAGCGTCGATTTCGCTTTCTAGCTTTTCGAACTGCCACGGCTTTAGGGTACGAATTTCTGAAGCCTTCCAAATCTTCTTGTTACCAGCATTGGTGCTTACGTCCCTAGCAGGGGTTTTTGTAATTGCATCTGCTGCTGATGGTGAAGACTTAGATTTCTTCTTGGTTAAGCCAGTATCGGCTTTATAGAGGTCTATGACCCGTGCCGCCCACTTAGCATCTTTGTTATTCTTATAGATGCCATCTGCGATGGACTGTGGCTGGTCTTCTAGCCACTTTAGAAACTCATCACTTGTCTTGAGTTCGTCGAAGTCTGGGTGGAGCCGTAGCAGTTCCTCGAAGGCTTTCTGCTTCTCTAGTTCCTGTTCCCGTTCTTTGATAGTTCCCAATTCTTCGCGCAGTTTTGAAACTTGTGACTCTGTTTGCATAGAGGACACAGTTTGTACTACTTCAAAAACGTCAGGGTAACGCTCCTTGAACTCTGCGAGTTCTTCTTGCGTACGAGGTGGTGTTACACCCCTAGGCATTTCTGCCGCCCGTTCTGTCATCGTGTTGCGAAGTGATTCTACTTCTGACTTGAACTCTCCTACTTTTTCGTCGTAGTGTCGCTTTAAGTCATCATAGCGTTTCTTGTAATCGTGTTCCGCTTCTTTTTTATTCTCTACGAAACTGGTGCTATCCTGCGAAGTGGCCTCTTCGGTGTTCGCTTGTTGTGTTTCTGTAGTTTCTTCCGCTTCGTTGTCTTCATCATCATCGTCGATGTAAACTGCGTCACGGTGCTTTCCACGATATAACGAATCATTATTTATTGCACCAAATGAATCGTTAGGTTTGTTGGCACGGTGGCCTCTTGCTTTTGCCATTTCTTTACCTCATAGTGCGGGGCTACTTGGCTTGTAGGTAGCCGCTTCGGTTATGTCAGGGCCGCAGTATTGCGGGTAGCTGACGAATATTAGTCTGGTGCCTTGTAGAACTCGTGTTCTCCAATGATTTCTACCAGAGTTAAATTGTTTCGCATCCACTGATTGGGTGCGTCTTGTCTTGTGTACCACATTACGTCAGGAGATACTGCTGGGTCTGACTCCATCTCTCCGCCTAGCAAATCTTGAGCAATCGCAGTTGCTCTGGCTAGTCCTCTTTCGTAGTTGGCTCTGTTCGTTGTAAAATTTTCTTTTAGTCCCTTGTTACGCTTGACATCCATGCCTGCGTACTCAAAGGCACCTTTAGATAGCCGCTTTAGAAGAACGTCTCTAAGACTTTTTTGTTTTCTAAACTCTGGCTCGTTTGAGTTCCTGCGGTGTATGGCGGTTTGACCTACAGCATACATCGCTTCTTCTGGGTCTGTAGACGACTTGGTTTCTGCCATAAGCATGTGCGCCAGCAACTGTTCGTTGCTCATCTTGTCGTACAGCTTTTTATTTTGTGTACGAGTGACAGGCTTCTTGTAGTGCTGTTCTAGCTGTGCTACAAACGCAGGCGGAGCTTGTAAAGCCGTTTCAGGGATGTCGTCTCCTTCGTCACCTGCGTACTCTGTACCTGCTTGTACAGGCTGTGGTCCTGTGGGTGTTACGGGTACTGTAGCAAAGCCTTGTTGGGGGGCTTCTTGTTCGCTAGATGAGAAGGGGTTGATGCTGTCAAGAAAACCAAGGAACCCGCCCTCTGCTTTGGCCTGTACAGATTCTATATCCGGGTATTCGTTTTCATACTCAGGAAATACCACACGTTTTCTACCAGCCATATCAGGGTACTTTTTCAGCATCGCCTCGATTATGGGTTTTTCTGCGTTATTTCTTAGGTAATCGTAAAAGTGGTTAGCATAATAGTCTTTCGTCATCTCTGCAGTTGCCTTGGCTTTCGGCAGTAACCCACCTACAACTTCATACGCGATAGACTTGGCTCTCATTTCTTCTGCGTAGGCTTCTTCATTCCTGTTAAAAGTTCGTTCAAAGTCTTTTTCTTGAGGGCTTCTTTTAGACTGGTTATACCTATATATGGGAGAATACTTTTTTAATTCGTCCATAAAACTGGGGCCTTCTGAATCGAAGTATTCTGTATGCGCCATCTCCTCTGCTAAAGCAAACAGGTTAAATAGAGTCGGGGTTTTAGTATTAGGAACATTCATCTCTCCCGGACCTGCAGACCACTTCCCCGTAATAGGTTGTGTTCCCGGATTTAAACGGGCTATGTCTTCAAAGTATTTTTGTTCTTCGGGACCGGGATACTCAGAGGTAACGTCTATTCCTCTGTCTTCTGCTACTTTAAATATAGCTTCCATCTTGCGACGTACTTCGTCTACAATTATCTTATCTTCGTAGTTTTCAGAACTGTTAGCCGTGCCACCATTAGCAAGTCCGATGAACCCACCCTGTGCAGCCATCTGCTGACCATTCTCTTGGATGCGCTCTTGGGTTTCCGGCTTACCCCGATTGTTTATCTTGGTAAGGCGGTCTTCACCGATGATTTTGACGAGATGGGGTGCGACCTTCACTTCTCCTCGTGATACAGCCACATCTATTAGTTTACGGTTAGATTCTCTGTTGTCAAGTACTATTCCACGTCTAACTGCTTCTTTTTGTGCGTCATTGAGCATTGTGATGATATCTGACTCACCCGCGAACTCCACAGCGGCTGCATTGATGATGAACGTACCCTCTTGCTCTTGGGTCTTCACGTTGTCTGCAACTGTCTGTCCTTCGGGTACCTGACTAGGTGGCGCACCAATAAATCCAGACGGTTCCATGCCTGCTGCCATCGGTCCACCTGCAGCCATGCCGATGCGACCGCCTGAAGCAAACATTCCAGCCATTCCAGCTTCATCGTAGCTGCCTGTATCTCTATCGCCAGCACCAAAACCGAGACTACCGCCGGGATTTTCATCACTTGAGCCGCCGCCAGTAGACCTGTTATAAGCATCCCGCATTGTTTGCTGAGTTTGTGCTGCTAGCGTGGCTTGTGCTGCTGCTTCCTCATCCGGTCTTTGCTCGTCGGCTACTTGTTTAGCAGCGTCAGCTTGAGCCTTCTTCATAAGACTCGAAACAGTACCCTTACCGTTTCTGGCATCTTGAATAGCTTGCGTAGCAACCTTAGTTGCAGCAGCCCCTGTAAATCCATAATTTTCACCCAGTGCTGTGGCATCAGCCTTATATCCCATAGCAGCAGTCTGGCCTGTGGGTGACATGTACGAGCCGTTGTCTCGGTAGTATCCACCTGTGCCTAATTTGCCGGAGTTGTAACCCTCATCCGCTAGGGTTTTTCCTGTCATATTTGCTGCGTTAAATCCGCTGGGTACAAAGCCGTGGTGTAAAGCATCGAAGGCTTTGAGAGTTTCTATCGGAATATCTTGTAAGTTTCCGATGTAGTTAGATTTTCCAGCTTGCCGAATAATACCCATACCCCCGGCAAACTCCATGGAGAAACCTGTGGGAGACATTCTTCCGTATATAGCTTGCATTGCAGGGTCAGTAAAATCTACGCCGGGGTATTGGTTTTGAAGAGCCTGATTAGCAGCCGAAATCGCTCTGTTTGCATTATACGCTTCGAACTGAGCCGTTTTGTTCATGTTGCTAATAGCACTGAAAAAGCCCGCTCCGTCGTTGGTCATGTTTCCCAAGTAGTTTTGGGTACTTTTGCCTGTGAGCGCACCCATTATGGCAGAGCCGTACACCCCCCCAACCGCAGAAGCAATTCCTGTAAAAGCTTTCGGTGCCTTTTTTGATGCTCTTTTTTTAAATTCACCGTAGCCACCTGTGAAGATACCTGCTGTCTCTTCAACTTGTTTCGCAGCTTCTCCGGGAAGTCCTGTTGCTCTGTCTGCGGCCCGTGTTCCTATAGAGGACAAGTCTATTTTATCATAGTTGCCAGAGAAAACAGGTGCAAGTATATCCTCACTAAAGGCCACTCTGTCCAGTTGCCCCTCAGCTTTTAAAACGTCTGCGTAGCTTTTATATTTAGTATTCCCGACAGAACCGTCTGAAAACTTGATACTTCCAAACGAAGACTGTTCTCCGGGCGGAGCATCGGTCTGGTCAAAGGTTAATGCTCTTTCGAGGTCAGCAATAACACCAGCTTCACTATCTTCTCTTCCATCACTGTTATCTTGAGCCATCCCTTTCAGTTGGATGTCTTCCCCTACTCCGGGTGCATTTGGGTCAATACCTGTCTGTTCCGCAAGGCTGGGTATGTCCAGTGACTGGCTGTAAAAATCAACGAACTGGGAACCATAGTTATCTCTAGATAAAGTTTCTTGACCCGTATAGCTAAAGCCCGACGTACTCGTAGGCTCGTCATAAGCGATACGTGGACCCACCCCGATGTCAATCCTATCAGCCATTCTTAATTACCGCCTCGTGATTACTCTTCAATTTGAGGAGCATTTCCAGTAAAGCCAGCTTCCCCTGCGCTTGGCGCAGTTCCGACTCCGATTGTGCCATCACCACGCCCTGAATCGTCAGTTCCCGGAGGTCCTTGAGGTACTCTTCCAGTAGGACCCATTCCTTGTTGTTGACCAGCGGGGCCAGCTTCTGCGCTTGCTGCTTGTTGAGCATTTGCCATCATTCCTTGTAACATCTGAGCGTAAATCTGAGCTTCGTTCGTATCGTTGACAAGACTATCAGGGTCGATGTCCTGCGATATAGCCAACTCCCGCATCAAGTTTGGTATCTTGACAAACGGAGCCAGCATCGGGTT